CTAATATCAAAGGTAAGAATGGCACAGAAATATCATTTGTAGGCTTAAAAAACAATACTGCCAACATAAAATCTTACGAAGGGGTAGATTATTGTTGGATAGAAGAAGCTCAATCGGTGACGAAAGCATCATGGAACATTCTTATACCTACAATAAGAAAACAAGGCTCAGAGATATGGATTACTTTTAACCCTGAACTAGAGACAGATGAAACGTATCAACGCTTTGTTATTCATGCACCAGAGAACGCTATTATTCAAAAGATTAATTGGTCAGATAATCCGTGGTTTCCTGAGACACTAGACTTAGAACGTATTGCACTAAAGAATCGAGACCCACAAGCCTACAATACAGTATGGGAAGGTTTATGTAGAGTTACAGTTGATGGTGCTATCTTTGCACAAGAAATGCAGAAAGCAGAGAAAGAAGAACGCATTACTCGTGTGCCTTATGATGCGATTAAACCTGTTCATGCAGTCTTTGACTTAGGATGGGCTGACCATACTGCTATCTGGTTTGTGCAGTTTATAGGCTTAGAAATACGATTAATCAGGTATATGCAAGCGAATCAACAGACTATCTCATGGTATCTTGCTGAAATGCAAAAGTTTGGTTATTTCTTTGATACGCTTTGGTTACCGCATGACGCTGCAAGTAAAAACTTAGGCTCTGGTAAATCTATTGAAGAAATTGTTAGAAGTGCAGGGCATAAAGTGCAAATATTGCCAAGAGTGCCTGTAACTGATTCAATTAACGCAGCAAGAACTATATTTAATAAATGTTTCTTTGACAGAGAGAACTGTGCAGATGGTTTGCAATGTCTAAGGCATTATAGATACGATGTTGATGAGAGTGGTGCGTGGTCGCAAAAGCCATTACACGACCAATATTCACATGGGGCTGACGCTTTCCGTATGTTAGGTTTATTAGTAAACGAGCCTAAGAAAGTAGTAAAAAGACCAGTTAATATTGAACGTGGCTCATGGATGAGTTAAAATTAGCGAAATTACAAGGGTAAATTATGGCTGAAGAAATCATAGAGCAAGATAACCGAATCTTTCAAGCGATGGAATATTTGCGTCAAGTCAATGATGTAGATTCTAATAATCGTGCTGAAGCCCTTGATGATGTGCGTTTTTCTAATGGCGATCAATGGCCTGTCGACGTGCAAAACTCTCGTTTACTTGAAGCAAGACCTTGTTTAACTATTAATAAAGTTGATGCGTATTGTAGACAAATTGTTAATCAAATTCGTGAGCAAAGACCTAGAATCAAAGCTCATGGAATGAATACGCAAACAGACGAGAAACAAGCTCAAATCATTACAGGTATGTGTAGACATATCGAATTACAATCTGATGCTGACCAAGCGTATATCAACGCTATTGATTACGCAGTTCGCATGGGTTGGGGATATATAAGAGTAACAACAGACTATGTTAAAGACAATAGCTTTAATCAAGAAATCTACATTCGACCTATTGAAAACCCTTTTACTGTGTATTTTGATCCCAATTCCATTATGGTTGATGGCTCAGATGCAGACCGTTGTTTAATTACAACACTTATCTCTAAAAAAGAGTTTTCAGCAATGTATCCTGACGCTGACCTAGACCAAGGTTTTGTAAGTCGTGGCACAGGTGATGTAGTAGGTGATTGGATACAAAAAGAAGAAATAAGAATTGCAGAATATTGGTACACAGAGCGTAAAAGAGTTGAATTATTGCAATTAAGTGATGGTTCAAGCATTTACTCTGACGAAGTTGATAAGAAATTAATGGCAGAACTAGGCATAGAAGTCATTAATAGAAGACCTACAGTTCGCAAAAAGATTAAATGGTGCAAATTGACAGCGATGCAAATCCTTGAAGAAGGTGAGTGGGCTGGGCGTTATATACCAATTATTCCTGTTTATGGTCAAGCAACAATCGTTCAAGGTAAGCACAAGCGTTTTGGCTTAGTTCGTATGGCTAAAGACCCACAACGTATGTATAACTATTGGTCAACAGCATTAACTGAAACAGTAGCACTTGCACCTAAAGCAAAATGGATTCTTGCAGAGGGTCAAGACGAAGGTCATGAGATTGAATGGGCTGAGGCAAATAACGCTAGTAAGCCTTATTTACGTTATAAACAGACAGATATTGATGGCAGACAAGCACCACCACCAATTAGACAATCACCTGAACAACCGCCTACTGGTGTAATGGCAGCGATGCAGTCTATGAATTTAGATTTACAAGCAGTTATTGGTATTTACGACCCTAATCAGTTGCCACAAGGTATTCAATCAGGTAAGGCAATTCAAGGTCAGCAAATGCAATCTGATATGACGAATATGCACTATTACGACAATTTAACTCGTAGTATCAGACAAGTTGGTAGGGTTATTCTTGACTTAATCCCTTACATCTACGATACAGAACGTGCTATGCGTATTATCGGTGATGATGGTAAGCCTGAAATTATGACGATTAACGAACGTAAGATGGATGAAGCAGGCATTGAGCGTATATTAAATGATGTAACGATTGGTGAGTTTGATATTGTGATGGATACAGGACCAGGCTATAACTCGAAACGTCAAGAATCAGTAGAAGCAATGATGGCATTATTCCAAGCAGAGCCATCACTTGTGCAAGTTGCTGGTGATTTACTCGTGCGTAATATGGACTTCCCTGGTGCTGACATTATTGCTGATCGTATGGCAATTAATAACCCATTAGCTCAGATTGACGATATGTCAGATATACCACCTGCGATTCAAATGAAGCTCAAGCAAGACCAAGCAACTATTCAACAGATGCAACAGCAAGTTCAACAGTTGCAAATGGTTATTCAGCAACGTCAAGACATTGAAGGCGTTAAGCAAGAAGCTGAAACAAAGCGTGAACTCATGCGTCAGACAACGAAGGCACACGATACACAAATGCGTGTTGAAACAATGGCACATGACACCATAGTTAAGACAGAAACACAAAAAGAAATTGAGATGATGAAGGCTCAATTAGCAATGTTATTAGCAAATATGAATAAAACTGCTTTAAAAGCTGCTGAAGCTGAAGCGATTGAAAGGGGTATTTGATGGCTAGAGAAATAGTTACCTCTGAAAATAAGGCAGAATACGATAATTCAAAAATTAATAAAAAAGAAATTCCAATAATTAAATACAATAAAGATAAAACGTATATTTCAGCTCATCACAAAGGTGGAATGATTGGTGGAAAATTAAAAAATAATGAACTTCATATCAATTTTGCAGAATTAGAAGAAAAAGAAAGAGGCAAAGGATATGGAAAAGAAATGTATAAAACATTAATAAATCATGCTCACACATTAGGTCACAAAGTATTTTCTGATGCAGTTGTTGAAAAGCCTGCAGCTAGAGTTTATGAATCTTTGGGGAAAAAAGATTTTCATGTTGAACGATTATTTGGTGGTGGAGAGTTGCCACCTGATGAAGATATACCTCATGGAGCTTTATATGGAAAAGGATCATCTTCACCTGTATATGAAATCAAACCAAAAAAGAAATAATGTTGTAATTTAACAACACAAAGATTAATATATAAACGTGCCTATTCGTTTAATAGGAAATAACTGAGGAGCTTCGAAAGATGGCCGATGTATTAACGAGTGAAAATAGTACCGAGTTTTACGCAAATAAATTAGGTTTAGCTGAAGATTCTCCGACTGAGGCTGTAGAAACAGAGCCAGTTGCTGAAATTGAACAGAGTGAACCAGTTGTCAAGAACGAGGAAAAAGCAACAGAAGAACCAAAACCTAAAGTAAAAATGCGTTTTGATGAAGTTACAAAACAACGTGACCTTGCTAAACAGGAAGCTGAACAAGCAAGAATCAGAACACAAGAATTAGAGCAAGAGTTAAAAGCAATCAAATCACAGGCTGCTCCTAAAGAGCAGAGCAGAGATGAGAAACCAAGACCAGACCAATTTGTTGATGCGTTTGAATACGCTGAAGCATTGGCTGATTGGAGTGCTGAAAACGCTGTAATGAGAGCAAGGCAAGAAGATGTAGAACGTAAGCTACAAGAAGAACGTGCCAAAGTTATTGATACTTGGAACAAAAAACTTGAAGCAACTAAATCTGAATTGCCTGATTTTGATGACATGGTAGCTTCTGCAGACGTAGTGGTAAGCGATCAAGTGCGTGATGCAATTTTAGAATCAGATGTTGGTCCTAGAATTCTTTATCACTTGGCTGAAAACCAAGACTTAGCAGAGAAAATATCTAAATCAAGTCTTATTACTGCTTTAAGAGAAATAGGTAAGCTAGAGGCAAAGTTTGAAAAGACTGAACCTGTTAAAGCTGTTGCTCAGAAGTCTAAAGCACCTGCACCAATTAGTCCAATCAAAGCTGGTACAAGTGAGCAAGTTATTGTAACTGACACAGATAAAATGACTTATTCACAATATAAGGCGATGCGACAGGCTAAAAGGATTAGGTAAAAACTTAATTTATTTATAAAAGGAAATATCATGGCTAATAATTTATTAACTATCAGCAAAATTACAAACGAGGCCTTAATGGTCCTCGAAAACGAATTAACATTCACAAGCGAAGTCGATCGTAACTATGATGACCAGTTTGCCGTAGTTGGTGGCAAAATTGGTAACACAGTAAACGTAAGAAGACCTGGTCGCTTCGTAGGTGCAACAGGCCCACAGTTAGTTGTTGAAGATTTCAACGAATCATCTGTACCTGTTACTTTGACAACTCAGTTCCAAGTATCAACACAGTTTACAACTCAAGACTTAGCATTATCTTTAGATATGTTTAGCGACAGAGTTCTAAAGCCTGCTGTTGCTGCGATTGCCAACAAAATTGACAGAGATGGTTTGTCAATGGCAACTGCTAACACTGCGAATATCGTAGGTGTTGCTGGTACTCCTCCAACTGGTTTGATTACCTATCTAACTGCTGGTGCTTATCTTGATTCTGAAGGTGCTCCTAGAGATGGTCGTAGATCATGTATCGTTGAGCCATTTACTTCTGCAACAATCGTTGATTCTTTAAAAGGCTTATTTGTCCCACAAGAAGCGATTGGCGAACAGTATCGCAAAGGACTTATGGGGCGGGATTCAGCAGGTATGAACTGGAAATTAGACCAGAACGTTGTGGCACAAGCATTTGGCAACAACAGCACAACTACTGTTACTGCATCTGTAGCGACTACAACTGCAACTGGTTTCTTAACTTCAGGTTGGGCTTCAAGTTCAACTATTACTATTACTGCTGCGAACAGTGGAAACTTTGTATTAAACGCTGGTGATACATTCACTATTGCAGGTGTTTATGCAGTCAACCCACAGAATCGTCAAGCGTATGGTTCAAATAAGTTGCGTAACTTTGTAGTCAAGTCTGCTGCTGTAATTGCTTCAGGAAGTTCTGTTTCTGTAACTGTATCTCCTGCTGTAATTACTGCTGGTCAGTTCCAAAACGTATCTATCCCTAGTCCATCTGCAACTGCTGCTGTAACTCAGTTCAATTCTACTGGTGCAGTATCACCACAGAATATGATTATGCACAGAAATGCGTTTACTTTAGCAGTAGCTGATTTAGAGTTGCCTGAGGGCGTTCATTTTGCAGGTCGTGCTTCTGATAAAGAAATTGGCTTGTCAATGCGTGTTGTCCGTCAATACACAATTAACAATGATTCTATTCCTACTCGTTTAGATGTATTGTATGGTTGGGC